AGTTTTCAATAACTTCCTCAATAGCCTTTAGTATAAAAGGTTTTAATTTATAAATAAATATAGTTTAATACAGGTTAACGGAGAGTTCAAATGTCTCGTGGAGATTTACAAGAAATGGAAGTAAAGACACAGCAATCCAAAACTGCGGTTAACTCTAGTGCTAAGGCAGGGGACGCAATGGATACTTCAATAGCTGGTTCTTATGAAGATCTTGGTGGTCCTACCCCTGAGAATTATAAAGCAGATGATGATTCTGCTAAACTTAGAGAACCCAAAATTAAGACAGTTGCTGATGTAGTCAATAAAAGTGCTAAGTCTGCTGATTCCATGCAAAAAATGTCTAAAGAAGAAGTAGAAGTTCAGGAAGAAGAAATTGAAATTGCAACTGAAGATGAAGAAGTTACTGAATCTGAAGAAACAATTGAAGCATATGATATGGATGAAGATATCAATGCTATGCTGGGCGGTGAAGAACTCTCCGAAGAGTTTAGAGAGAAAGCAAAAGTCGTCTTTGAAGCTGCTCTGAACTCAAAAGTAAAAGAAATCCAGGAAGTCCTGGAATCACAATATGCTACTCAACTGGAAGAGGCTAAGGAAGAACTTAAGACCTCTCTGGTTGAAAGAGTTGACTCATATCTTGAGTATGTCTGCGAAGAGTGGATGACTGAGAATGAGTTAGCTGTAGAACATGGTATTAAATCCGAAATGACTGAGAGTTTCCTCTCAGGCATGAAGGATCTTTTTGAAGAACATTATGTAACAATCCCTGAAGATAAATATGATGTGCTGGAAAGCATGGTAGAAAAACTTGATGACATGGAGACCAAGCTCAATGAGCAAATTGATAAGAACATTGGTTTGAACAAGAGACTCGCTGAGTCTTCTGCACAAGATGTTCTGACTCAAGTTTCTTCAGGTCTTGCTGAGACCCAGAAGGAAAAGCTCGCTTCACTTGCTGAGAGTGTTGAGTTTGAAAGTGAAGAAGAATATCGTGAAAAGCTGGAAACTCTGAAGGAGTCGTACTTCTCCAGAACAGCTCCTGCTGCAAAGACCCATTCTACTCAAACTCTCTCTGAGGGTGTAGATAGCACCAATGTTGAGGTCTCCTCAACAATGGATACCTATCTGAGAAGCCTGGGTGCTTTCAAGCAAAACTGAATTTAACATTAATTCAAACTGTAAACAATTCCCCCTTAGGTAAAAGCAAATGTTCCAATCTGAGCATCTGCAGGAAAAGTGGGCACCTCTCCTGGACTATGAAGGTCTTGATGGAATCAAGGATTCACACAGAAGAGCTGTTACTGCTGTCCTGCTGGAAAACCAAGAAAAGTTTTTAAGAGAAGAGGCTGCTTTCTCTCAGGGTATCAACCTGATGGAAACACCTACAATGGCTGGCAATGCTGCTGGTCAACCAACTGGCAACCCCCCTACAACTGCAGGTTTTGGTGCTAATGCATCTGCCTCTGGTCCTGTTGCTGGTTTTGACCCTGTTCTGATCTCTCTGATCAGACGTGCAATGCCCAACCTGGTTGCATATGATCTGGCTGGTGTTCAGCCTATGTCTGGTCCTACTGGACTGATCTTTGCAATGCGCTCCAGATACAATGACCAATCTGGCGATGAAGCTTTCTTCAATGAGCCTGATTCAGCATTCTCTGGTCAGGATGATGGCTTCAACCTGACTGGTGGCATGTCTGATGTTGTTGCTGGTTTGGGTACAACTGCACAGACTGGTAACAACCCCTCAGTTCTGAACCCTGTTGGTTCTGCTACTTCCACTGCCTATGACGTTGGTCAAGGCATGGCAACTGGTGATGCTGAGAACCTGGGCAATGGCACAGGCAATCAGTTCAATGAGATGGCCTTCTCAATTGAGAAAGTCACTGTAACTGCTAAGTCCAGAGCACTCAAAGCTGAGTACTCCTTGGAACTGGCACAAGACCTGAAGGCAATTCATGGTCTGAATGCTGAAGCAGAACTTGCTAACATTCTCTCCACTGAGATCCTTGCTGAGATCAACAGAGAAGTTATCAGAACTATCTACAAGTCTGCTGAGCAAGGTGCTGCTTCCAATGTAGCAACTGCTGGTCAGTTTGACCTGGATATTGACTCCAATGGTAGATGGTCTGTTGAGAAGTTCAAGGGTCTTCTGTTCCAAATTGAGAGAGATGCTAATGCAATCGCTCAAAGAACAAGAAGAGGAAAGGGCAACATTGTCATGTGCTCTGCTGATGTAGCATCTGCACTGACCATGGCTGGTATCCTGGATTATACTCCTGCCCTGAATGCAAACCTGAATGTTGATGACACTGGCAACACCTTTGCTGGTACTATCAATGGTAAGTTCAGAGTTTACATTGACCCATATTCTGCTAACCTGGCTGCTGACAACAGTGCCAGCAACTCTGGTAACCAGTACTATGTTGTTGGTTATAAGGGTTCTTCCCCTTATGATGCTGGTCTGTTCTACTGCCCATACGTGCCTCTGCAAATGGTTAGAGCCGTTGGAGAGAACACCTTCCAGCCGAAAATCGGTTTTAAAACCAGATATGGTCTGGTTGCTAACCCCTTCGCTGAAGGCACTAATGCTGGTCTGGGTAGACTTAGAGTTAACTCTAACCGCTACTACAGAAGAGTTCTTGTCAAGAATCTCATGTGAGTTAGGTTTCACATATCTTTACAGGGTCCCCAAAAGGGACCCTTTTTTGGTATAATGGGCCTATATAGTTCCAACCATAGGTGTATTAAAGACTATGAAAAGAGCAGCAGTTGACCAGACTTCCTTGACTAATTGTAAAGTATGTGATGCCCCCCTTGATAAAAAGAAACTGAAAGGCAATCTTTGTATGAAGTGCCACTATCAGTATATGAATAACTACAGAATTGAGAAGAGGAAGAAGGCAATTGAGCTCTTAGGTGACAAGTGTATGGACTGTGGAAAGACCTATCCTGCCCCTTGTTATGACTTTCACCATAAATATGAAAAAGAGGAATGTGTATCAATACTGATACGAAATAATCGTAAATTAGAAACTATTCTAAATGAAGCCTCTAAGTGTGAACTCCTCTGTTCCAACTGTCATAGATTAAGACACTTCAAATGAACTTCCAACATTTCCTTGAGAATGCTCAAATGTCTGCAGACATATGAGGAGATGGAGTATGAAAAGAATCAATGAAGAGTTGGACAAATGTGTAGTCCTATGTGCCAACTGCCACAGAATTAGACACCATAAGGATAAATAATCAAAAAACATATATGTCTTCCTCAGAAGTAAGAACAAGGCAGGCAACACGTAGCACTCAAGCAAGTGTTGGGAAACCTGCTATTCAAAATAGAAACTTTTTACAACCTACTGGGTTTAGATTTCAAGTAGCAAGAGCACCAAAAGTTTCATTCTTTGGTAATTCTGTAAATATTCCTGGAATGGTGCTGAGAACTATAACACAACCAACAGCAGGTCTTAAGGATATTGATCTTCCAGGTGAGATCATTGATTTTGAAGATCTTACACTAAGATTTCTTGTAGATGAAGAACTTCAAAATTACATTGAGATTCAGAATTGGATAAGAGGTCTTGGATTCCCTGAAAGTTTAGATGAAATTTACAAACTTCAAAAAGAACGATTTGGAACAGCAAGAGATGGAAACACAGGAACAATGAATATCTATTCAGATGGAACATTGACAATTCTTGATGCTATGCAAAATGAAAGTTTTAAAGTAAAATTCCAAGATTTATTTCCATTCTCATTGTCAACTATACAATTTGATGCTACAGTTGGTGACACAGAGTTCTTTACTGCTGAAGTATCATTCAAGTATTTGAACTATTCTATTGTTAAAGGGAAGGGATTTGTATGATTACTCTTGAAAAAATTCAAGAGATGTGGGAAAAGGATGCAAAAATGGACCCAGACAACCTACACACTGAATCATTGAACATTCCAATTCTACACTCCAAATACTATGAGATTTACAATAATATATACCTGCTTAGAAAGAAAGCAGAGCAACAAAGAAAAAACATAAGACATGAGAGGTATGAGTATTTTGCTGGAAAAGCAGATCCTGATGTTTATGTAGAGAATCCTTTTCCTAAAAAAATCAGAGATAAAGAAACTATGCAGAAATATCTGGATGCAGATGAAAAACTCTCAGGAATCTCATTAAAGATTGATTACTATGAAACAATGCTATCTTATCTTGAAGAAATACTTAAGCAGATAACTAATAGAACCTATCAAATTAAAAATTCAATAGAATTCATGCGTTTTACCTCAGGATTAGGTTAATGGAAGATAATTACTATCAATTAGAATTACCTATTGAAGCAATTCGTATTATACATAATGGACTTGCGCAAGCATGTGATAAATGGTGCGGTGGTTCTCCTAAGGAACAAGAAGATTTAATTGCTATGAGAGATAACTTTTACAGAATTATATTAGAGCATAGATTCTCAAACCCCTGATAAATACTATCAGGTTGAAGATTTATCATGGCAGATTTGACCATCCAAAAGATCAATGAAGTCTATCTACAAGTAAAAACAGAACCTCATATTGAGTATGAGTTAAGAGATAGATTCACTTTTGAAGTTCCAAATAAAAAATTCATGCCACAGTACAGAAGCAAGTACTGGGATGGTTATGTGCATTTATTCAATATGAAAACCAAGAGGATCTATGTTGGTCTTCTTGATAAAGTTGTTGCATTTTGCGAGCAATCAGGATATTCATATAAGTTTGAAGATAATAAGTTCTATGGTCCCCCTTTTGAAGTTAATGAGTTAATTTCAGAGGAAGGTGTGAAAGACTTTATGAAAGCAATCACACCATTAAATCCCAGAGACTATCAAATTGACGCAGTTCATGATGCTCTAAAGTATAACAGAAAGTTATTAATATCACCAACGGCATCTGGTAAGTCATTTATGATTTACACTATTGTTAGATTTCATGTAAATGCTGGTAGAAAGATTCTTCTTGTAGTTCCCACTACATCTCTTGTAGAGCAGATGTTTAAGGACTTCCAGGAATATGGATGGGACGCTGAAAATCACTGCCATAGGATCTATGCTGGACGTGAGAGAGTCAACACTAACGAGGTGACAATCACCACTTGGCAGTCTGTCTATCAGTTAGATAGGAAGTTCTTTGAAGAGTATGATGTGGTGATTGGTGATGAGGCGCACCTTTTTAAGAGTAAGTCTCTTGTAAGCATTATGGACAAGTTACATCATGCTAAGTATAGATATGGGTTCACAGGCACTTTAGATGGCACACAGACCCATTTATGGGTCTTAGAGGGACTATTTGGTCCATCATACAAGGTTACTCAAACTAAAAAATTAATTGATCAAGGTCATCTTGCTACACTTGATATTCAATGTCTTGTTTTAAAGTACAAACCACAAAAGTTTGATACATATGAAGATGAAATTCAATTCCTTATTGGTCATGAAAGACGAAACAAATTTATCACCAATCTTGCTTTAGATTTGAAAGGTAATACCCTCATTTTGTACAGCAGAGTAGAGGCACATGGTGCCATACTTTATGATTTGATAAATAAAAAAGTCAAAGAAGGAAGAAAAGTTTTCTTCATTCATGGTGGTGTAGATGCTGAGGGCAGAGAACAAGTAAGGGAAATTACTGAGCAGCAGAATGATGCAATCATTGTTGCTTCTTATGGAACATTCAGTACAGGAATCAATATTAAGAATCTACACAATGTAATCTTTGCCTCTCCATCCAAATCTCGTATTCGTAACTTACAGAGTATTGGTAGAGTCCTAAGAAAAGGCAAAAACAAAGTGAAAGCAAAACTATACGATATTGCTGATGATCTAACTTTAGGATCAAGAAAGAATTATACACTGAATCATTTTATTGAGAGAGTGAAAATTTATGTTCAAGAGCAATTTAACTATGACATCATATCAGTTAACATAAAAGATTAGGAGGAGTGTATGCTAGAAGATGATTTCTATTGTACTATTAAATTTAAAGGTGGAGACGAAATATTTGCTAAAGTAGCAGCAGAAGAGGATGATGATAGAACAATGCTTTTAATATCTAACCCTATTGTGGTAGAAGAAATAAAAGTTAAAGGAGTAGCAGTAGGGCACAAATTTGAACCATGGTTGAAAACAACTAATGAAGATATGTTCTTGGTAAATATTGACGATGTTCTTACAATGTCTGAATCAGAAGACATTCAGATGATTCTGTATTACCAAGAATACATCAGAAAGATTCATAACGTAAATCATACTCAAATAGATAGGAAGATGGGTTATCTCTCTTCTGTTCAAGATGCTAAAGATGTTTTAGAGAAACTCTATAAATCTAGCTAAGGCTTATCTTTCAAAGGCAACAAACCCAGTCTACTGGTAAAGTGTATAGTTGTCAACGTTTTATTTTTCTGTTATAATAATTCCAGTAGATAAATGATCATTATGCCCTTCTCTTACACTACTATGGCAAGACCTAAGAAGTCAGAACATTATGTCAATAATAAAGATTTTCTGGCTGCTTTGGAACAGTATGCCATTGATGTTGACAGGGCAAAAGAAAAAGGATTACCAAAACCGCAGATTCCCAGATACATTGGAGAGTGTTTTTTAAAAATTGCTAATCATCTTTCATACAAACCAAATTTTGTGAACTATATGTTCAAGGATGATATGATTTGTGATGGTATTGAGAATTGCGTAAGATATATCCATAACTTTAATCCAGAGAAGTCCAAGAATCCCTTTGCCTATTTCACTCAGATTATCTACTATGCATTTCTGAGAAGAATTCAACAAGAGAAGAAGCAACTTGAAATTAAAAACAAAATCTTAGAGAAGACCAACTTTGATGAGGTTTTTGATGCCAATGAACTTGACGCAGGAAACTATAGCGATTACAATAGCATTAAAGATCATGTCTATAGCAAGTTGAGGAATTGATTTATGTTGCTCCATCAGGATTACAGTATGATGTAGACCATATCATTCTTTTGTTTGAGGGTGGACTACATCACCCAGATAATCTCCAAATCATTACTCACGAAGAACATCTTATGAAAACTGCAAAAGAAAATCGCAAAAAAGGTGGAAAGTGAAAGTAGCAATTTTAAGTGACACACATTACGGATGTCGTAAATCTTCTAAACTTTTTCATGATTATTTTGAAAAATTTTATAATGA